TTAACTGCCACTTTGCATCTGATTAAATAATTCGATGCCTTTTTGCCGCTGTTTATCGAGATGCTCCGCCAAGTCCTGAACGTGGATCATGCGAGGTGCTTTCTGGCTATCCGAGGCGCGAAACGTTGGTAATGCAAATTCCCCCATTGACGCTTTCTTTTCTGCTGTTGATGGTTTAAGTCCGAAGTATTTTTCCGATACTTCCGCCAGCGGGATCGTAGTAGTGCCAAACTCGGCTAGCAGTAAAAAGATTGTGTTCATCATTTAAACTCCCACCCAATCGCCTGAAATAAACCCATTTTGGGATGAAACCAGCGTGTACCGCGTGGCTCGGCTTCGTTCATCATCTGGTGAAACGCTTTCATAAATGGCTCAAGCTCAACAATGGCGCGACGTGACAGTAGGCCGTCAGGGGTCATAAATTCGTGCGTATCCGTTGGAATGCGATAAGCGTTAACAAGGGTTCGGCACTTCGCGTCAGATAATCCGCTTTTGGCTACTGCCTGTCGATAACCAACATAACCGGCCCGCATGTTGCCGCGCTTGATGTTATCCACCGTCTCGGTGACTGCTTCGATTTGTTCTTCAACCTGGCTCAGGCGTTTCTGTTGGCGAACTGCATCAGCGGCCATCGCTGCGATCATCTCAATTTCAGTCAGAGGCGCTCGGGTGCGGAAGTAGCTGTTAACCAGCTCGCGCTGGACCTTCCAGGCCAGGTCGTCATTAAATGGCTTCGTCAGCATCAGGTAACCAGATTCGAACAGAATTATTCCTTTGGCGGTGCGAAGGGCAAAAGCATCAGAAAGTGACTCCGTACGTATTACGTCCGCAGTCAGTTCGAGATAATCCACGCCTTCGATGAAGTGAGCGCGATTACGGTTAAATGCTGCACGAGCGGTACCTTCAGGGCGCTGGTGGACTTCATCGATCATCGCCAGGGTTACAACGCGCTGTCCGCGATATTCCACTGCAGGAAGCTGATTGTTGTTAATGGTTACTGTGTTCATTATCGTTTTCCTCAGTGCATAACCGGCATGTCTGGCATGCCTTCGGTTTGGATTTGCCTGATAAAGCTGTCATGTAGAATATTCAGGCCTTCACGACCCATTGCAGACAGCCTGAAACCTGAGTCTTTGTCGGCAACAACCATGTCCTGATACATGCGCAGCGCCAGTTGCTGACCAAGTTTCTGTCCGTATTTTTCGATGGCGCAACCTTCAAGGTGGTTGGCCAGCGCGAAACGCTCAGGACAGGGATAAACACTGATTGCTCCGTGTTTGCCGGAATAGACAGTTGCTGTATCAATGCCGCCATTATCATTCTGAACATCTACTGTGCCGTTCTTTTCCTGTTCCTCTGCGATGAACACCGCGGCAACCAGCCAGCGCCAGATAATAATTTCCTTGTCAATGGGCAGGATCAGCCAGCCGTTTTGTTTTGCCTCAAAAATACAGGCAATCATGCGCATCCACTCAGGAAGGTATTTATCGTACCGGCCCTTATCCAGTTGACGTAGAAGGCCGGAATAGCCGAGGACGCGGTTGCCATCCCTGACACCGTTCTGTGTCGCCTCAGGGGGTAAATCTTTATTCAACATGGCGTGATCCTTAAAACGGTTTGTTGGCCTGAAGTTCGTCGCGTTCTTTCACGAAGCGGTTGTGCATGGACTCCCATTTCGAAAGCCATCTTTGCTGTTCGCGCTTACGGGTCAGTATCCGGCGCAGACGGCGTACACAGCGCTGGTGGGCATAGAGGTAATCAGAAGTGTGATCGCCAAGATGATAACCAACTGAGCCATCCTCAAAAATTTGGTGGCATGGCTCGTTAGTGGGCAATTCGAGCTTTCTAAACACCCATGAAACCATGTAGTGAGCCAGGTTATTAAGTGCAGCGCTGCGGCTCAGGAATCGCTTTTTACCACCGTGGCGCATGACGACATACAACGGGCCGGCAGGGGTTTGATATTGACGAAAAGCAATATCGATCGCGCTGGTGGTATTAGTCGTTTTCATTTCCGGTCCTTTAATTTGTTGTATGACTCGTGTGACAAAACTTGCCAGTTCTGGCCGCCGTCGCGGGAAAGAAGGCGCCAACGGCGGTTGACCCTCAGACTGAGGTTGCCGCAATGGATACGACACGGCGCAACCCGGCGCTGTCGGTAACGGCGCAGAACGTTAATCGCCTGGATATGTACCCATTCGGGTACGCGGATAGCTGTCAGTGTCATCGCATAACCTCTTTAGGCGGGCTGATGAGCCAGCCAGCTTCCTGGGCCAGTTCGATAAAACCCTGAAGGGTTGTGATGTGATCGTCCGCGGTTAGGTGACAATCACAGATGGCACGCCCCTCTTTCAGGTGGACGACGACGCGCCCTGTAAAATTCGGTGCAACGTGCAGATCCACCGGACATACGCAGCGGAGCCCAGCAGCGCGCAATTCTTCCTGAGTAAACTCTTTCACTGGACACCTCCGCTTAAATGTTTCTCTTTTACGTAATCGGTAATCTCTTTAAACAGATCATCGACAATTAATTTCCCTGATTCGGTAAGGTACTCAGTGTATTTATTGATGCCAATTGCATTCTGGTAAGTGGCTTTAATAAATGATTCAGTTTCCTTCCGATTGCCAAATTCACCGCGAGCCATTAACTCGAATCGTCTCAGTAACTGAGTCATTACACTTTCTGTTATTTCCAGCGTTTCGATTGCACCGCTCGGAAGATTCACAATAAGGAAATTTCCTGATGTTTTATTTTTAAGCCTGTTTAATGCAGCGTGAGCAATCCGACGGCGGTATAAGTCAATTACGTTTTCCATTTCGTTGCTGCTCCTCAATTGCAAAAACGATTTTTTCTTCTTTTGCTATCCAGGTATTAATTTTTGAAGAAAGGTCATAAACTAAACCAAGTAAATTCTTTAATTGAAAATCATCTAAATCTTCATAGACTTCAAAAAGTGTTTGCGACAAAGCCTGAAGGTTTTCAGCCGCTATAGTTATTTCTTCGATATTCTGTCTTGCTTGAGTTTGCATTTTACCTCCCGTAGGCCTTGCGAAGGAAAAGAACGGCTATAACTTCATGACCAAACGCGGCATAGAGTTGTGCTGTTTTCAATGCGTTGCTATCTCTCATCGGAACCTCTTTATTTGCATTGAACCAACAACACGGCCTATTACATTTAAGTCTTTTTGTTCATCTTTATTTAAAATAAAATCCTCATAGTGTTTATTATCGGAAATAATATAAAGAGATTCATGGGGTAAGCGTCGAATGCGCTTAATAAATATCACCTCTTTCCCGAGCCACTCACGAGTAAAGGCATAAATACCGTCTCGCGTTACGACGGCACAACGCTCAAGGGCTAACAATTCCCCGGCTTCAATAGTGCTGCTCATTGAGTCGCCTTCCATTCTCACGTATACAGTTGAGTTATTATTTTGAACATCGTTTATGTGCGGTCATTTATAAGTTACCGCCCGGGTTGTTTCTGCTGGTATATTCATTTGCATAGCCTCGGGATGTGTTTTTCCCCAGCATTTAAGCTGTGATATTTATTTGTGGCAGTTAATTACTAAGTGCTGCTTTATATTTGGGGCTGCTATTAATAATATTCTTTGCTTCTTCACACGCTTCGTTGTAATTCTTGAAGAAGTCGACCAAACAGAAATAATCGCCTTCTACGCGCTGGTATAATGCATACTCCCATTCTTCTCCCGAAAGATCTGTAATAAGATAAAAATTACAATCACCATGCCAGGGTTCGGCTGCATGTAAGTAACCCCAGTGTGAACCACTGGCTCTCAATTTCTGATGTATATCGAAAGGTTTTTGGAGTTCTGAATTGCTCATAACGTTAGACCCGTTGTTTGCCTGTGATATGAGCATACCCGTGGGTAATAATATTCGTCAACACCTATGGGTAATAATTTTTGTGTTTTTTTTTATCGATTTGATTTTAAAGGTAATAAAAAACCCGCCGTAGCGGGTTTAATCAAATAATTTTTATTCTGGCCTCTACGGCCACACCGAGTATCTTGCAATTCCCGTCTATAGGGATTAGTGGGTAAGCTGGGTTGAGCGGTTTTAGAAAATGATCGCCTCCATCGATAACTAACTTTTTAAAGGTCGCTTCATTTGCATCTATGAGCTTTGCCAGTACGAGACTGCCGTGTTTAGCCTCGCGACCTGTATCAAAGAGAACCATCATGCCTTCTGGAATGCTCATACCCACAGGTGATGTCATGGAATCCCCTTTTATACGGAGCCAAAACCCTTCACCTTCTACATGGGCATCCGATTCACACCATTCTTCAACGTCATTGAGTGTGTACGGTTCTATAGCTTCTGCCCAAGCTCCTGCGCTTACCCAACTGATCACTGGATATCTTTTCCCTGGATTTGGTTGCTGAACTAGCTCGACATTCGATTTTTCTTGGCTGATACCATCCATCCACCCCCGGGGTAAGCCGAACGATTTTTCAATAACTTCGATCATATCGTCGGCGATGCGTTTTCTACCAGCTTTGCCCTCAGGCCATAGCATTCTTAGTACGTAGGAAGGCTCTCGCTCAATCTTTCTCGCGAGTTTTGAGGCATTCCCATCACAGTAATCATCCCTCAATTGGATGAGTCGTAAACGACGTTTTTCGTATTTATCCATAGCTCTCATTTTAGTCTTTGTTACCCGGTGGTAAATAACCTGCGGGTATTGATTATCTTGATACCTGCGGGTAATATCAATCCTGATGTTTGTACAGAGGTTAACTATGGAAACTTTGAAGCAATACATGGCGACTTTAACGCCTGAAGAAAAAAGGGTTTTCGCAAAGAGTTGCGGCACCACCCTCAATTACCTGAGGAAGGTCATGAGCACAGGTAAACCGATGGGTCCAGAAATTTGCGCTCAGATTGAAATACACAGCGGTGGAAAAGTAACCCGTAAATCGCTTAGCCCTAACAACTGGCAAAAAATTTGGCCTGAACTGTTGCACCCGAACCATGCATGTTAACAGCGCGGTGATGCCGCAGGTATACAGCAAAGTCGATGCTGAGTGGATACAGGAGCAGTTATCAGTGCTACCCCCATCAGCCAGGCAAAAAGCTGTCGTTCGATACGGAGAAGTTTACGAGGAGTTTTTGAACAGCGAGACAGTGAGTTTTCGCAAAGAGAACAAAGCAAGACACGAAGCAAACACACGCCTTCGTGAGTACGCCAGAAAGTATCACCGGGCTTTACAGGGTTACACAGAAAAGCCCCCCTCATTTGGTCAGTGATGATCACCTCTTGAAATGTTCAGACTTAAAGGTGTCTGGACGTCTAAATCCACAAAAGTGGGGAAGAGGGAAGAGGGGGGTAAGGGGGGAGTTGGGAGAAGGGGCAGGTATAGCGTCCTTTTCCAGGAGACAAGTACATAGGTTAAGTAGATCTCTGTAAGCAGTAATTCCCTCCAAAAAAAGCACAGCCATTTAGACGGCTAAACATTAAAGGCGGACAGGTGGGTTTCTCCTGGAAAAGTTGAGGCTCACTTACAGGCACATAGTTAGGGGCGGCAGATGCTGACAATCACACCAAATTTTGCACAGGACCGGGCACTGAATATGCTGCGTCGTGAGTGGAAGGCACAAAATTCCTTCATGGTATACGCACCCACCGGCAGCGGTAAAACAGGTCTGGCTGCTTTTATCACCGACGGATTTGTCAACCGTGGGAAGCGGGTGCTTTTTGTCGCGCCGTACACCGTTTTGCTGCGGCAGACTGCCAGCCGTTTTGTAAGCTACGGCCTAAATCCAGACGAGATTGGCCTGGTATGGGCTGAAGCTGAGAAGGGTGAGGTAGATCCGGCGCGCTTAATTCAGATTGCCAGCGCCGACACCCTGATACGCCGTGATTTTCCCGACAATATCAATCTGCTGATTATCGATGAGGCCCATCTTCGCAAGCGCACCATCCTGAAAGAGATTGAGCGCCTTACCAGCGAAACGGACGTTAAGGTTATCGGGCTTTCCGGTACCCCTTTTTCATCGTTCCTGGGCAATTACTATCAGCGCCTGATTAAGCCCACCACCATCAGTGAACTCATTAAACGCGGCGACCTCAGTCCGTTTGAGTTTTATGCGCCCACAACGCCGGATTTGAAGGGCGTGAAAATGTCCGCGTCGGATTTTGGCAGTGACTACAACGAAACCCAACTGGCAGAAATCATGAGCGGCTCTGACCTGGTGGGCGACATCGTAAGTAACTGGCTTGAGAGCGGGCGCGACCTTCCCACTATCGCCTTCTGCGTAAACGTGGCTCACGCTAACTTCGTCACCATCCAGTTCAACAAAGCCGGAGTAAATGCTGAAGTCATGACAGCGGAAACGCCTCATGACCAGCGTCAGGTAATGATCCACCGCTTCGAAAGTGGCGCGACCAAAATCCTCGTGTCCGTGGGGGTGCTGGTGGCCGGGTTCGACAGTGATGTGCGTTGCATCATCTATGCCCGACCCACTAAATCAGAAATCCGGTGGATACAGTGTATCGGTCGCGGGCTTCGCACTGCGCCGGGCAAGGATACCTGTCTGATCTTCGATCACAGCGGAACCGTTCACCGCCTGGGCTTCCCCGATGCTATCGAGTACGACGTTCTGCTGGATTCCAGCGATGGCATGAAGGAGGCAGCAGCCCGGGCAGCGGAAGAGCGCGCTGAAAAAATCCCCAAAGAGTGTCCCGAATGTCACTTCATGAAGCCGGCAGGCGTTTACGTTTGCCCGAAGTGCGGCTTTAAACCGCTGGCCGGCTCCGACGTGGACACCGACACCTCACGCAAAATCAAAAAACTTTCTAAAGGCTCTTCCGTTACAACGAAAAGCACCAAACAGGCCTGGTGGAGCCAGATTAAGTTTTACCAGCGCCAGCGCGCGTCTACCGGCAAACCCGTCAGTAACGGGTGGTGCCTTCATACCTTCCGGGACAAATTCGGCGAGTGGCCTAACGGGCTGAGCGATTTCCCGATGGAGATCACCCCCGAAGTCAGCAATTACATCCGGCATAAACAAATCGCCTGGGCTAAAGGACAGGAGAAGCGGCAGCTACAACAGACGCCCGTCGTTCACAACCGGACTGAGGAGCAGCCTCAGCAACTGACAACCATTCCTGAGGGCTGCCCGACCAGCAGGATCATCAGCGCTAAAAAGCAGTTTGTACAACTTCGTAAGCATGCGGGAGAAAGAACTTGAAAACCACTAAAGCAGCAAAAGGCCGATGGGCGGAAATTTTTGAACATTACGGACTCCCGCCTGTTACCGGAGGGCGGCACTTCAAGGGTGAGTGTCCGCTTTGCGCCACGCGGGGAAGTTTCCGCATTGATGACCAGGACGGAAACGGTACGTGGATTTGCAAATGTGGCAGCGGCAACGGGATCAGTCTTGTCGTTCAGACCCAGGGGAAATCATTTGCTGAAGTCTGCCGGGAAATCGACGCCCTGCTTGGTAATGATTACCGGCATCGCGCAACGCCGATCAACACCACAGCCACCAGCCTGCGCCAGCGGGTGGTGAGCAAATTTTCAAAGCTGGAAGGTCCTCGCGGTACCAGCGCGGCGCAGTACCTTCTGAACCGGGGGATCACAAAGCTACCGGCTGAAGCGGTGCGGTTTTGTCCGAAGGAGCGCTATCAGGGCCACGTATATCAGTCGTTGTATTCGCTGGCGACAGATAACCGGGGTGAGCTGTGTTACCTGCACCGGACCTATCTCGACGGCGATAAAAAGGCACCGATGGGCGACGGGCAGAAACGCCTTTACTCGTTACAGGAGGACTCCTATCTGGATCACGCCCAGTCTGTCGCGGTGAGGATGTTTCCCGTCGCGTCCACGCTGGGTATTGCTGAGGGTATTGAAACGGCTTTATCCGCTGTTCAGCTCTACGGATGCAATACCTGGGCAACGCTTAACAGCGGATTTATGAAGAAGTTTCGCGCACCAGCTGGCGTCCGGCATCTCATCATTTTTGCCGACATGGACCCTCATTCAGCAACAGGCCATGCGGCGGCGTTCGAGTGTGCCCACGCTAACTTGCTGGCAAAAAATGACATTGAAAAAGTTAGTGTGCGCTGGTGCGACAACGGGGATTTTAACGATCTGCTGGTCAACGGCGATCAGGTTCGCGAGATGACATTTTTGAAAAAGGCGGCTGCATAATGCGTAAAGATAACACCGAACACAAAGCACTTTTCACTATCCCGACGGCAGCGCACGGCACTACCCTCGCAAACATCAAGCCGCTGCCTGAACAACGTAAAATCACCGGGCATAAGCAGACTGACGCTTATCTCTGGGTGCTGGAAGTAATTCGCCTTAATGTACCTGCACATCTTGACGCTGCCGAATCCGCACTGGAGAAAATCAAAATCTCTCCGAAAGATGCTGAGAAGCGTTATTCACGTTACCTGCTGGCGAATGGTGCCGATCCGTTCCAGGTTGCATTCGGGACTATCGGCATGGATAACCCGGCGCGCGCAATAAAGACGGCACGGGATAACATCAAAAAAGCTGCTGATGTGCGCGCTATGTTCGGCAGCTATGAAACCGCATTCGATGATGTTGAAGCTGAGCGTGTGATTAAGTCTTCACCAAAATTTATCGACGATCATCTTTGGGGCTGGACTGCTGCCGAGAAAAAATCCAGCGGCATTAACGGCAGCCGTATGACAGAAATTGACGATCAGCGCCGCGCGTTTGTTGATGGCTACCGTGACGCGCTGCCAGAGCCTCACACCCTGTCAGATGTTGTTCGTGAGTTTGTTTACTGGGACTGGCTTTACCAGGCGCGCAACACCGCAGGCAAAGAGCTTGGCTATGAATTTGGCTATTCTGAGCATCATCGATCTGTATATGACCGCGAGTTTTATCTGGACAAATTGCTGGCAACCATCCCGCCGGTAACGCGCGCTGAAGCCGTAGAAGTGTGTAACTGGTTCCTGGAAAGCGGGAAGGGCGAATACATGGAAGATGACGGTGCCGGGGTCATTCTTAATCTGGTTGGGGAGTGTAAGCAATGAAACTTGAAGCCGCACTGAAACACTTCTCCCCTCAGGGAATGCTCATCAGCGACAGCGTGAAAGGCACCTCACCGGATCGGATAACCGGTACTGATGTAATGGCGGCTATCGGCACCACCAGCAGCCGGGCACGGTTCGGGCTTGCTGCATTCTTCGGGAAAGCCGGGATCAGTAAAACAGACGCACAGTTGGCCGTTCAGGCGCTGGCGCGTCACGCGATAGATGTTGCCCCGAAAAACGTCCGCAAAGCAGCCGGTGATCAATTTGCTACCTGCATGCTGGTGCTGGCGCAGTATGCGTTCGCGGAGTATTCGCGTTCTGCGGCTACCAGCTGCACCTGCATCACCTGCAACGGTACCGGACGCGCCACCCGGACCCAGACCACACGCAAAGTATCTTACCCGTGGGGCAAGGCTCCATACTGGGCAAACCGCTCCCGTGCTGTTCGCCCGTCAGACTGGGAGGAATGGATAGAGGTAACTGAAATTGTGCCAGCCGTCTGTGACGCCTGCGAAGGGAAGGGAGTAATCAGCGCACGCTGCCGGTGCGGTGGCAAAGGGGAGGTGCTCGATCGCAAAGCTACTCAGGAACACGGCGCGCCTGTGTACAAGACGTGTGAACGTTGCGGAGGCAACGGATATTCGTCAGTTCCCTCGACGGCGGCATACAAAGCGATTATTAAACATATTCCTGAACTGCACATCAGGACGTGGACCCGAAACTGGAAGCCTTTTTACGAGATGCTGGTGGATATTTGCCATAAAGGTGAAACACAGGCGGACAGGGCGTTTCAAGAAGCGACCGATTTTCGTGATGATAAAGACAATATTTAGCTATTTCGATACACAGGGCTTGATTTTGTCCGAACTTGTCCTGTATGCTTCTAATCATGCGGAGTAACGCCTGTGATAAAATGATTTACAGCTAAGGGCTGTGATTATGTACATAACTGGTTGAAAAAACAGTTCAAAAATCTTGGAATTGTCTGATTCCAAAGTTGAAAAAGTTATTACAAAAAATTACATTGAAGCCATAAATTTCACATGGAAAGGCATTTATGGCTATTTATAAGTTTTACAATGTTCAGCTTTTACCTATTGATAAAAGTGTCACTGAAGTTGGTGTCGATGGGTATTGTCGCCTTTTTGAGGAAGTAGGCGCTCTTATTGAAGACTGCAAAGAAAAGCGCAGGAAACTTAGGGAAGGTGCGAACAAGTTCCTGATATGA